GTAGTCAAAGTGTTCAACAGTTGTATGCAGATATTATAGCGGATTTAGTCCCATTTTATGAGGATGCAGTCCTGCTTCCAAATCAGCAGATAATTAAGAACTCTTTAATCGTATCCGGTTCAACCGGAAGTCAGGTTCGTTTCCCACTACAAAACCAAAGCACAACAGGTGCTACTATTTCAGAAGGTGGTTCAATTGAAGCACAAGCTAACTATAGTATGGCTCCTACAGCGGCTAACATCTCTTTCACTAAGAAAGGTGTTGCTTCAGACGTAAATGAAGAAGCATTAGAAGATGGTGGTTTTGATCTAGTAAGAAACGCAACTTTAAGTCAACTTTCACAGGGTATTGCAACAGCAGTAGACGTAGAAGGATTAGGCGTCGCAAAAGCGGCTTACACAAATGATGATGGTGCAGGCGTAGCCGCCGCAACACACAGATGTAATTTTGTGATTTCACCAGAAGCAATGGCTTACGCGGCAAAAAGAGAACCAGTCGTTAAAATGTGGTTTAACCCAGATAGAGACAGACATGAGTTCAGAGCAACAGTTAGAAACGGTTTTGTTTCATTAAGAAATACATTCGGTAGAAAGATTTCTTGTAATGCAACAATCGGTTCTGGCGATGCAAACGTTGAAGCATTAGCAAAATCAGTTGCTAACCTTAGAGGCGCAAACGCACCTGTAGGATTAGACGGCATGTATGTTGGTCTTATTGACCCAGCATATGAATTTGCTATCAACCAACAATTGGCTCAAGTAGGTGGTTCTACAATTAGTTCACTTTCCGATCTAGGTAATAATGCGTTAAGAGACGCAACAATTGCCATGATTGCTGGTGTAACTCTTTATAGAAGTAATAATCTACCTACAAACGCCTAATAACTGAGGATTGATTAATGGCATTTATAACAGACGGTGGTGGTAATGTAATTTCATTTGCAGAATATACTGATATTTTGCAAAAAGACCAAAGACTTTTAGAAAGCAACATCATTAAAATACCTGCTGAGTCAGGCTTTGCTGATGTAACAGATTTTTTAGAAGATATTTGTGAAAAAAGCACCGATAGAATATTATTAAAGTTAAAGGCAAGCACATGGTGGCAATCATACAATTCGTATGTGGGCAACCCAATCACTAATTTGAATGCTCTTCCAAATGTTAACCCAAATCTTATAGATCCGGGTAACAAATTAAACAGAAGACAACAATTTACAGATTTGTGTGTTTATTATGCTTTTGCTCAATATATTCTTCCGTTGATTGCAGACTTCGGTAATCCAGAAAGTGAAGAAGTATCAAAAATAACATACTATGACGCTAAGTTCAATGATTTATTCAATGAATTAATAGCGATTGCAGACTGGTATGATTATGATGCTTCAGGCACTGTGGATGCAGATGAGAAAGCAATAACATACGCCAGAACACGTAGAACAAGAAGTAGAAGAAGTATAGTACAGGTTAGATAATGAGTAAGAGAAGTGATTTAATAACACAGATTACAACTAATTTAGCGGCACATACTGATTTTACAGTAAGTCAGGAATTGCCATTCGATTCGGGTGGCATTCCGCTTTACAACAAGAACTTAAAAACAGTCTATGTGGATGAGCAGGAAATAGCAGTTGAAGAACTTTACAGCACTCTGGATCAGGGTGTGGTAAATGAAACAACTACAACTATTAATGCTTATTTAAGTGTAGATGCAAAAAATCAATTAAGTGATATTAACACCGTTGTTGCTAATCTGCTAGTGGCTCGTAATGTAATTTCTGGAACTATTGATAGTACCAGTGATTATGAGACAGCAATCGCAGAGGATGTAATAACATATACTTTCGAGTATAATTTTACAACTGTATAGGAGAAACAAATGGCAGGAGTAATTAATGTAACAAGCGGTAATCAAGCAATCCTCACATTAGGTAACACAGCACCTTTGGCAGAGCCAGGAGCGGTCGGCGGTTTAGCAATCCCCCTAGTACAAGACCTAACGTTAAACACAAGCCCGGGGACTGTGAGATATTCAACATTGGATAGCACAGCCTCAAGTGCGTTTACAACAGTGGTAGAGAACTCAGTATCTCTAAACATGTTGCTAGACGACGATGTGTTCTTTGGTAATGCTGGTGTAACAAATAATAGTGTTGCAACAAATGGCCTTTGGACAACTTCAAATAACAAGACTGAAATATTCTTTAGTGTTGCTTTTGAAGGGTCAGATAGTGCTGATTACTTTATTAAAGGTAAAGGCTTTATTGGCGGATTGGCACCTAGTGCATCCATTGACCAAGCGGTCTGGATTTCACCAATGGAAATTACTGTGAATGGAGATCTTGAAAAAGATACCGTTTAATAAATAAGATTTAACACCCTCACAGTGTGGGGGTGTTATTTTTGGAGAAACAATGAAACACAATTGGTTAAGATTATTTGATAGTGAAGGCAACTGGCATGGTTCAGAGGATCACACTATTCGCGTAAATGGAGAAACACATGATGTTTACAAATACGCAAAAGCACACGGTATTGAATTACCGGGTAAACCAAAAAAACAAAAACAGATAAATACAGATATAGAGGAAAAGAGTTATGGAGATATGGAACAAGCACAGTCCCCAGAAAGTGTTGAAGAGCATGGAGATGGAGATAGCGAAAGCACAGAATGAAGTAAGATGTGCTTATAAGGATGTTGAAAAAGCATCAAACAGATTGGCATTTTGTTTAAGTGCCGTACATAATTTAAAAGACAGATTAGATAAAGATTTACAGGAGTAAGATATGAAATTATCAGAATTAGCAAAAAAACCACAATTACAAAAAATCACAATTACTAATGAAGCACTAGTTGAAAAATACGGTGATGAATTAGAATTTTTTATTTACGATAGACAACCCTTAGATATTTTCACAAAATTAGCAGATGTTAAAGAGGATAACATGGGTGCTTATATTAATATTTTAAAAGATATTATACGCAATGAAGAAGGTGAATTAGTAATGTCTGATGATTTGGTTTTGCCAATAGATGTATTGACAGAATCAATTAAGTTAATTGGCGAACATCTGGGAAAGTAACAAGCCATCAGATAGATGAAAAAAGCCAGGCAACTAACACTTTATTGATGTTAGATGCAATGGGCAAAAGATATGGTACTTTACCCAGTGTGTTGTTAAACAAGGCTGATTCTTTTGATTTGATGGTGTTTGACGTAGCAGTTACTTGGGAGAAGTATCAGCATGACAAAGCCAACAAAAAAGTTGATCAAAGTATGTATGATCAGCAAGAATTACAGAATTTAATGGATAGGGTAAAGGGTAAGAGTAACAAATGATTTTTTCAATAACTACAAATACTAAACAGGTAAAAAGACTTCTAGATGATCTAGAGGATTTACCCAGAGAAGTAGTCAAAGAAGCATACAAATTTTATAAGGATATTACTCCTATTAACAAAGGCAATGCCAGAAGAAAGACATATCTCAGAGGTACTAAAATAGAAAGCCGTTACCCTTATGCGGGTGAACTTGATGACGGAAAAAGTCCACAAGCACCTGAAGGTATGACTAAACCCACAATCAAAGAGATGAAAAAGATCTTTGATAAAAAAATAGATAGGTTGAACAGATAATGGCTAAAAGTATTGAAGTAGTATTAAAGTTAAATGACAGAGATTTTACACGTGGAATTAAACGTGCTAACAGAGAATTAGACAAATTCCAAAGAAATGTAAAACAAACCCGTAGTTCAAACACACAATTAAGTGGTGGTGGACAAGGCGGCTTTGGAGGTCTAGCAACAGCAGTAGCGGCATTTGGTTCAGCGGCAGCACTTTCAGGTAATAACTTAAAAACAAATTTAAGACTACAAAAATCATTTGGTGATGGAATTTCCAATAATATAACTCGTTTAAGTAATTATTTCGAGTCAATTAAAGGTACAGAAAAAAGCAGTAGTGAATTATATAATGTAACTAGATTACTTAAAAATAATAATGAGGACTTTAGACAAAGTTATTATGATTTAACAAAAGCAGTAGATGATGCATCAATGTCACAAAAAGGAATGACAGCTCGTTCATTAAAATTTGTTAGCATTGCCGCACTTGTTGGTGCCGCTGTTGGTGGAATAGTAATATCTTTTCAAAATTTAAAATCTGCTTTAACTATTTCAGCAGAATTTGAACAAATTGAAATAACACTGGGTAACTTAACTGGTAGT